GGATCTTGTGAGTAAGTACCAAAGATAGTAATGTAATCATCATTATCTTCAAAAATCCAACCTTTAGTTTTAGATTCTGCAGGTTTAACTTTCTTCATTTTATCATGAGTAAGCCAACCAGTATTTGATAGGGCATCATACCATGGTAAAGATGTTGTAATTTCTTTATAGGGAAAATCAGTTACAAGTTTCTTTTTCTTTTTAGTGTAACGTTTTTTTATCACGTGCTCTCCATATATATTGATCAAATTCGTCCATAGAAGGAATTATGTGATTACCTTCTTCTTCGAAAACCAATTGTAAATATGTGCTATAGATAATAGCAAGAGCCATTGCATCAGAGGCTTTTAATGATAAATTTGGATTTTGTTCCTTTATATAATCACCAATATGATTAGGCTTCACTTCTGATAAAAATTTATCAGAGTGATAAGCTTTGTCTTTAGGGAACTTTAGTATTTTAGCCATAATTTTTACACACCTCTGGTGAGGATATCTATATTAGTTATTTGGGTTGCAGGAGAAAATCAACACTATTTAGTATCTTAGGTACAAGCTTGTTATAAACTTTAATCCATAGTTGACTATCATCATAAAAAAAATTCTTATTTTTCCACATATTGTTATAGTGATCATAGAATATACTACATATATCCATAGGATCTATATCTATTTTAGTCCAGAAATTACGTTCGGACATACCACAGTTATGCAATAAAGCATGGTGTTTAATACATAAAGGAAGTGTAAATTGATCACCAGTCTTTAAACCAAACCCTCTGGGAATGGCATAAGTTATGTGATGAGCATTACAATCAGTATGCTGACAGATAATACAAGGATTAGAAGCGACCCATTTTAGGTACTTTTTGTCCTTGATTCTTAGTTCCTTGACCTCTGATAGTGTTCCGCACTTTCGTGTAGCCATAATAAATACTTAATCTTACCAGTCCATCATGAGTTCTATGGGAAGCTCTTCGTTCTGTCAAAGAAAGAATATGTGCTATTTCAATAATACCATAATTAAACCAGCAAAATAACTTCATAGTTTGTGCTAGTTGTTTACCTATTTCATCATCACAGTCTTTAACTGCTAATGCAGCTCCAAGAGATGAAGTAATAAAATCTGTGTTAGGAAAATCAATACGATCTTTAAGTACATTACCAGTAGTACCACCCATAAGTTCACACATTAATCTATAACGTGAACCTGCCTCATATTGTTCCATAGATATGAGTTTACGGTGATACATATACATTAGTCTAGACTCTCTAATGTTTAACCAAACTTTTTTTTTATTAAAAATAGTTGAGATAAGTTCAGGTTTTTCAATTTGACGCATAAGCTATTTTATAATCTTGTAATGCTTTATCAACAAAAGACTTAAAGTTAGAATTTTTAGAATATAAATTGTGTAATCTATGAACTCTATTCATATTACATTTATGAAGTCTAGCAATTGTGCTCTTACACCCATACTTTTTTGTAGGGTGTAATAGCCATGATAATATAATAGATAAGTTGTATGAATTATATTGATCATGATTTTTAACAGAAATTTTACCTTTTAACATATCAATAGGTATGTTACAGGTAGAACTAATAAACTTTTGAACATTAATAACCATAAGGAGATAAATATGAAAATTGAATATAGACATTCTGCCTCCAAGACTAATACGTTTATTGATTCCCCACCATTTTGGATTATCAATGAATTATATGTTGGATTTGAGTCAGAACCAAACGCTAGAATGAAGATGGGATTAGCAGCGGAAGATGCTGCTCACATAGCAATGCAAGATCAAATCACTGATCCTGATACTATAATAGATATGGGAAAAGGACAATACCTAGCTGATGATATTAAAGGATCTGTAGAAGATCCTGAATGTGAATGGTCTGGAATAATAGCTAGCAAGTTTGTTGAAAACTTACGTGAGTTTGGAGAGTTAATCTCGTATCAGAATGAGAAACAAATAAGCGGAAAAAAATATGGTTTAAAATATGATGTAGTAGGCAAAACTGACTTTGAATATAAAGATGTCATAATTGATACTAAAGCAACAGCATATATTAAACGATTAAAAGCAGGTCATGTAGATCCTAAATGGTACCCTAAATTGGCAGATTTACGCCAACAGAGTTTATATAGAGAACTATTTAGTAAAGAAACAGCATTATTATACTGTTCACCAAAAGATACTCATAGTGTAGATATGGTAGATAGAGATCATTTAGAAGAAATCATAAATGGTATGAAACATATCGAGCACATATTAGATATATGCAAAACTAAAGAGGACGTTGTTCGCATATTTCCTTTGGTATGCGACAACTTTAGATGGAAGGGTACACCTACAGCTGAAGTTTTTGCAAAAGATATATGGACTAAAGCGTTGCAATAAACTATATATAGATATGCAACGAATAGGTGATATAATAAAACAAATAAACAAAAAGAGGAATATAATGGAAACAGAAACGTTTGAATGTTCACATAAAGTATCATATGCATCAAAAGAAGGTGGCGGTAAATATAGTATTTACGTTACCAAAGATGATGGTACAGATATGACTATTTATGGTGAGGCATTAGGTGCAGAAGGTTGGGCAAAAGGTGCCAGATTAAAAATAACTGCAGAAAAAGCAAAAAAAAGTAAGAATGAAAAATGGTATCAAACTGCTAAGTCAGTAGAATTACTTGAAGGCGAAGTATCTCCAGTACCTGCAAGTACCCAGGGTGCAGTAGCAAGAGATCCTGCTGCACAATGGAAAGAAAAATATAGATTAACAATGAGTAATTTATTGGCTGCATGGCTAGGCTCTGGAAAAGAAATAACTCCAGAAGTCCATAAGACAATAGATTTAGTAGTTAAAGATATATTAAATATTCAATATAATGGTGATGATACACCATTTTAATTAAAAAAATTCTCTAACACCCTCTTGGTTAGTGAATATGGGGAGTTATCAGTTAAGATTTTCTATAATTAATATCGAAAAGATAACTCCTCATAAGTAATGAAATCAATATTATTAGTCTTGCTTTTAACAACGGGAGAGACAATAATCATACCAGAAACTCTTGAAATAGGAGAGTTTTGTTCGGACAAAATAGAAGTACATACAAAATTTATAGAAAATTCTAAATATTGCGATGGTTGTAACGAACCTTGGATATTTAGATATTATCATACCAAAAATGATCATGATGAAGTAATGCAAATAGTGGTTAGTTCTTGGTGTGAATCAATAGATAGAAAACACTATATAAATTATAATATAGGAGAACCTTGTGAGGTACAAAAATGATCGCTACTTATTTAAACTAGAATTAGAATTGATGGGAATAGATACTTATGGTAAAGAAAGATTAGTAGATGATTTGTTTATAAAATATAATATGGAGGATCAAGATGATTACAGAAAAACGATTGGAAACTGCGTTAGAATTTCTAGCAGAAACAGACGAAACAAGTGCTGAAGCTAGTGCTACCGTTAAGTATTTAGATAGATTATTAAAAAGAAAGAAAGCATTATACATTACAGGTGAACAAACTTTAAAGTCTATCTCTGCTAAAGAACAAGGATTCTATGCAAGTCAAACTTATTTAAGTGCTGTTGATGAATTGTTTCAAGCAGAAGTTAAAGCTAGTACACTTGAAAATAAAAGAGATAAAGAAGGTCTTGTTATAGATCTCTTTAGAACTTTAGAAGCAAGTAGAAGAAAACATAATATTGTATGATTTATAAATTTAAAAGATGGATCTATGTACCTGCTTATACAGAAGTTTATATAACTGCTGATACAGATAACGAAGCATTAGAAACTATGAATAGCCTAGATCCTAAATCTTTATCTTATAAAGAATGTCCAATAACTGCCTTAAGAACTACATATGAAATTGTAAAAGTTCCAGATAAAGAACCATTAGAAACTACGAGAAGAACTAATGATTGATGACAATAAGTCCAGAGCTTAAATTATTTAGAGCTATCATCACACAAGCAATAGAGGATGCTATGTATAATGGAATAGAAAGATATAAAGTTATGGATAAAAGAGAATCAATTGCTTGGTTGACTTCCAACAGTAATGATTTTCAGTCTATATGTAATAGCGCTGATATTGATCCAGAGTATGCTATAATAAAATTTACAAAAGCAATGAATTTACATATGTATAAAATAACAGATTCTCAATATAGAGTAATACAAAATAAGCCAGGTCGACCGCATAAATCGCCTGGCTCATATAGATTGAAATTTTAATGTCTGATAAAGATATGTTTAAAGATATGACTTATGATACGCTAAATAAACAAGTAGATGGAAATCATTATAGAAAAATGAAAATCCAACCTGCACATTTTATTTGTGAAAATAATTTACAGTGGGCAGAAGGAAATGCCATAAAGTATATATGTCGTCATAAGTTAAAAGGAAAACGTAACGATATACTAAAAGCTATTCATCATCTTGAGATGATTCTTGAACGTGATTACGATGAGTAACTTTTCTATTATAATTCTTTTTATTTTTAACTATTGTTTGTTTAAATCTTCTATCTCGTAAAGATTTGGCTATAGGATTTCTCCTTCTAGTCGTCATCTTCCTTTGGACGTACCTTTCCAAAAATAATTTTGTAATTCAGTTTAGTTTTTTCTTCAAACTTATTACTGAATGGATTGGTAGTTATACCTATAGATTGTCTAACATTCTCACAACTTACTACCATTGTAAATATAACAATTAATATGTACCTCATCTTCCCCCCTCATTTAATACCATGAATAGTTTTAATTATTTTAATAGTATTTTTTATAGATGAAGCTTGTTCTTTATCATTAAATGAATTCTCTATATTAAATAATAGTATTATTGATACTAATAAACTAATCATTTAGTTTCTTTTTTTTCTTCTTTTTATTTTGTTTTTTAATATTACGTTTAATAATATTAGTATTTTGTTTAATCTGTTTAGATAAGAATACTTGTCCTTGTTGAAGTTTAAAGACTTCTTCCTTCATTTCCCATGTGGTTTTTAAATTCCAACCAACTAGAGAAATTAAAGCAACTAAAGCTAAACCAACTATTTTATCTTTTAAATCCATTATTGACAACTCTCACAATTCTCTGTGTCATCTATTACTAGACCTTCAGGTTCTTTGCAATCGCAATTAGTACATTCTTTGTCACTACCTGCTTGTGTGCAATGACACATTTTATTACACTTCTTACACCATCTTAATTTCATTTTTTCCCCTCTATTTAAATTGTTTGCTTCTGTGTTTGTCATTAGTAAAAAATGGTAACATATGTCCAGAATTTCTGTAACACCTGTTACAGGCTCTCTCCTTGGCATTAAACGCCATAAATGAGTCTGTCTTAAGAAGTTCTTTGTTACACCATTTGCATGATCCTACAATAGATTCTTTATTCGGTTTTTTTAACCATTGGTTTTTGAGCATTGATTTCCTGATTAGCTTGATCTAAATCTTTAGTTGTAAATTCTAATTTTTGTAATGCTCTTTTTAGAGCAGAATCTTTAGATTTATTAGCATCTTCTAATTCTGAAATCTGTGTTCTGAGTACACGTACTGATTCTTTATACTCAGTAATTATATCTTGGTAATCTGGTTTTTCCATTATTTAGGTTTACGCATAATATCAGCGCCCTTTAAACCGTATATTGCCGATACGACTCCTATAAAAATTGCCTGATACCAGTATGGAAGCTGGTTAAAATATTCAAAAAATATATCTAGTTTAGCACGAATGTCAGGATCGTCTGTGAAAATAGAATAGCCCAGTATAAAAATAGGAATAGAGATAAGTACAAGGACAAATTCGTCCTTGTAACCCTGATCATTACTCTCAATAACTTTCGCTTTATATTCAATTTCACCTCGTGCCATTTTCTCAGCATGAACACGCTGTGCGTCTGACATTAATCTTTTTGTTTGTTGTCTGTTTTGGTATAAATGACTTGCAGTCTTTATGCCCATAGATAATAAATTAAACCACATAATTATTTCCTAATCTTTTTTTAGAGTATAGATAAACCCTGTTCGACTACCTTGGTAGCGAATCCAGTTACGTTTGTTCCATCTTTTGTTCCATGCATATACATGAATTTTAGCTCCCCATATCTCTACGATGCTGAGGATCCAGTCGGATATCCTTCCCATGCTCTATACATTCCTTCCACCAACAACTCATCATCAAAGGGTTGTTGACCATTTTCCATTCGGATAATTGATTTTATAAGTGGTAAGTAATGTTCAATACTATTATCTAATTTATCCAAAGGGTTTATTTTTATTTCCTTACACACAAAATCTATGTAAGCGTTAGTATCATTTTCAGAGGGTGGTGCCCATCTTGAAACAATACTATCAACATCAATTTTTTTATGAGTAAATCTGTATGTTAAAAGAATCTTCATAAGAGCACGTATGCCCCATACAGATTCCTTAAAAACACAAAAGGTTGGATCAGTTTGTTCTGAAGCCAACCCATCCCATGCAGTACCTAGTTTGATATTGCCTGGGTTCTTATTTCTAATTCCTCTCGGTAATTTTTCTATTCCACATGCCATTTTGTTTTAATACCATTGGGATCAACTTCGGTATTCCGTTGATGATCACAGCAGTTCCTATTACTGGTCTAGTTTTTTGAAGTTTGTTATATTCAAAAGCTAAACTTTTCATGTTAATTAAACATCCAGTTTGACATGCCCATAATAATTCATTTGGGTTACTCCAATACTGGATTGAGTACGATGTATGGTAGTGTCCTTGACAGGTACACATGCCATACTGTTGTGCTACTTTAAGTACATCTTTATATTTACCATGGCAGAAATAAATATTTTGACCATTAGATGCTTTGATAATCAAATCTTCATGCCAAGTCCAACCTGGTCCTACACCTAACATATCATTATATGATTTAAATAGTTCGTGTGGTATTCCATGTCTTGTTGCTTTTCTAAAGACTAGACTTCCATGATTAGAATCTAATACATGCATTTTAGGAAACATTGTATGTAGTTTCTTAAAAAATATCTTAGCAGTTTCTAATTCATCTTTAGGAGAATAGAGTCCTGGGTGATGATCATGAAATGATATACTGTGCCAGTCTAATTCGTCTCCCATATTGACCACACAGTCAGGCTTATATTCTTTCTTGATGGCACTTAAAAAGTCAAGTGTATCAGGATGTTGATAAGGTGCGTGTTGATCGCTTATACAAAGTATTGATTTTCGAAGCATATTATTGCTTTTATAAATATTTGGTACAGGAGTCTAGTGGTTAGGTACAACTTTATAGCTATACAGGTGCTATTTCTGTGCAGGTATAACGTGTTGCAATTTTACCATCATTAATAATTTTATATCCTAGTTTAGAATAAATCTTTAGAGATTCTATATGTGCAGCTCGGCTGCATTCATACCAGCTATCATATAATATTTTACTTTCAATTGGAGTCATACATAAGTTCTGTCCTAAATAAGAACATACCCATATCATTAATACAAATTTCATTACTAATTCATTAAGCTTCTAACTACCCACATTAGGTTTCCTAATGCCATAAAACTTACTGCCCAAATGATTTTATAAATTGTATCTATTCTTTTAGATATATGGGAAACATGATTATCTAGTAAAGTTTTAATCAGTTTTATTTCGCCATAAATCTTTAAGATTTCTTCTCTGTTTTCTGTAACTCTAGTTGCTTGATGTAGTCTATCCATAATTTTTCTCTAATTTCATTATGCTTTCTTGTAGATATTTATATGTCCTTGGAGCATTTTGTTTCATTAATGCTCTACCTGTTCCTATGTTGTCTTTAGGAAATACAATATCTTTATTTTTTGGTATTTTTGCAATGGCTGCATCTATAGCTTTAATGTTAGATGAATATTCTATATCTGTCATATAAGCATCGGATTGCATAGTTGGTTTCTTTTTAGTAGGAATGCCATAAGCATTAGGTTGACCTCTAATTTGAGCTTGTCCACCTTTGCCATAACCTGCTAAATTATCTCCAAAAATAAATACCTTGTCAGGATTTTTCTTGGTCATTGCAATATCATATCTTTTTATACGAATAAATTTCATTAAAATAA